GCTACTGACAACTTTCCAGACACAAGACCAGAGGTGGGCTAATGGCTTTAACAAAAGTAAAAGCAGGTGTCATTGCCTCTGACCCTATAACTGTAGGCATTACCACAGTTAGCACAGCGTCCTCTATTACAGCCACAGCTAATACGCATGTCTACGTCAGCGCGGCTGGGCAGACTATTACACTACCTGCGTCACCTTCTGCTGGCCAGCGGGTGCTTATCACTGTAGGTAACTTCACTGATACAGTAGTTGGACGTAACGGTAGTAACATTATGTCTAGCGGTACAGATATGACGTTGGACAAAGAGTATCTTTCAATTCAATTTATTTTTGCAGACGCTACACGCGGATGGGTAATGGCATGAGTAACTTTACAGATTTTATTGGTGGTGGCGGCGGCTCTGTGTCATACCCTACAATATTTTTAAGTAAGTCCCAGACTTGGGTTCCACCGCAAGACGGCAACATCTGCATCCACGTTATTGGTGGAGGTGGAGGAGGTGCTGGAACTTCCTTAAATGGGAGGTCTGGGGCTGCTGGAGGGTACTGTAAGAAGAACACTTTAGCAGTTACTACATCTGGTTCTTTTACAGTTGTTGTCGGTGCTGGCGGTTCGGGTTCTAGCAACAATAACGCCACTGATGGAGGTAATTCAACGGTAGCGGGTACGGGACTTTCTGCTACCTTAACGGCTAACGGAGGCGAAGGTGGGTTGCTAAACTCAGGAACTCCCGCTGGTGGCACTAGTTCAGGCGGTGATGTAAATAATACAGGTGGTGCTGGACTGTTTTATGGAGGCGGTGGAGCAGTTGGTTTAACAGGAACTGGTCAGCAAGGGGGTTCAACGGCTAGTTCTTATTTTGCGGGAGAATGTGACGTTATTGGAGATTTTTGGTCTTCAACTATGGGGCAGCTAGCTGGTGGAAAAGCAGGTCAAGCCTCATACCAAAATGGAGACAGTTCGTCAGGAACAATACTATCTCAAGCTGGGCCTCTTTCTGGAGGTTCTTCCAACACTAAGTTTGGAACTATATACGGACAGGTTAACGGGGGAAATGGAGGAATTGGTGCTGGAGGAGGTAGTGCTAAAAACGCAAACAACGCTTCAATGGCGTTAGGTGGTGATGGCGGTGAAGGTATTGTCGTCATCCAGTACATACCGTAAGGAGAATTAAATGAAGTACATAATTAAAGATGCTGACGGTAATGTTACTAACTACATCACTGCTGACGCTGAGTTTGTTGAGGCTAACTTTGAACACTATGAACTTTGGGTTGAGCCTACACCCGCAGAGCCTACAGCAGAAGAAGCTGCCCGTCAGTGGCGTGATAACGAACTAGGCGGTTCTGATTGGGTAGTACCCACGACAGACCACCCGCAACACGCTGCCTATATGACGTACCGTGCAGATTTGCGTGACTGGCCAGCTACTGATGACTTCCCAGACACTAAGCCAATTTTAGGTAGCTAATATGATTGCAGAAATCTCAGCAGTTGTAGGTGTACTCAAGACTCTCAACGCAGGTATTAAAACTGTCAAAGAGTCTGGGTCGCACCTGTCAGACTTAGCTGGTATTTTTACAAGTCTTACGGAAAGCAAGGTAGCCGTAGAAACGATTGAGGAGGCTTCTAAGCAGGGCGATCACGTACTGACACAGGAGGAAGCCTTAGAGCTTGCATGGGCTAAGAACGCCATTAGAGAGCGTGAGAAGGAACTAAAGAAGATAACCCCTAGAGATGTATGGCGTGACATGTTAAACATACAACACAAGTCTCTGATGGAACACAAGCACAAGCTAGAGAAAGAAAGATTAGCTAAACTACGTAAACAAACTAAAGTAACTGAAGCAGTCAAGACAATCTTAGGCACAGCTTTACTGATTACTGTAGGCATTGCATTATACATATTTATTAACGGAGGTCAGTAATGACTAAGATTATAACTAAGAACTCTAGTACCGCTGGCGCTGCTCCCTCTGCTAGTGACTTAGTACAGGGTGAACTGGCGGTAAACGTCACAGACAAAAAGCTATACACAAAAAACAACAGCAACGCTATTGTGGCTTTAGGTGCAGACTTAGCTTCCAACAACTCTACAGGCACTAATAATGTAACATTAGGCGCTACTGCTGGTGAAGACCTTACTTCCGCTCAAACAGCCTGTACGCTTATAGGAGCAACAGCGGGTAAAAATATAAGCGGCTCATCTAATGGCAATAACATAACAGCCGTTGGTTTTAATGCTTTAGCTACAGCTACTAATCCTGTAGCTTGTACCGCTTTAGGTGCAGAGTCTTTGTTTTCTTTAACTACTGGTAACTTTAATACTGGTATAGGTTATTTAGCAGGTACTAACATAACTACAGGATTAAGCAATACTTGTTTAGGGGACAGTGCAGGAGCTAACATAACTACAGGTCAAGGCAATACTTGTGTTGGTATTTTAGCTTACGCTTCTTCTTCAACGGTTAGTAACGAGTTTACATTAGGTGGTTCTACTATAGCTTCTTTGCGTTGTAATGTACAAAGCATATCTTCACTGTCAGACGCTAGAGATAAAACTGACATTATTGACACACCTTATGGTTTAGACTTTATTAATACTCTACAACCTCGTCAGTTTACATGGGAAAGCCGTAACGGTAATATTAAAGACGGTACAGTAGAACAAGGGTTTGTTGCACAGGAGTTACTTGAAGCTGCTGGAGATAACAAAGACGTACTTAATCTTGTACTTGACTCTAACCCAGATAAGCTAGAAGCTACCGCAGGTAATTTAATACCCATACTGGTTAAGGCTATCCAAGAGCTAACTGCTCGTGTAGAAGAACTGGAGAATAACTAATGTCTACTACTCCCGCACAACACTACGCTTATGCTTTAGACAGCGTAAACCTAATCAACGCTATTGTTGCTGATGACTCTGTTACTATGAACCTGCTAACTGTGTAGAGCGTAACGTACAACATCTACAGCTAATGGTAGGTAAAGACTTCTGGACAACTGAAGACATGGCTCCGCTTAACGCAGCTATTGCAGCAGGTTTGTCCTATGGCTCTTGATACTGGTAAAGACCTTCTTGACGTAGCAGCAGCTTCTACAGCTCTTGCAACAGTAGCTGCATGGCTACCACCCACTGCTTCTTTGTTTACTATAGTATGGTTAGGTATCCGCATCTGGGAAACTGACACTGTACAGAAACTACGTAACAAAGAATAGCTTGACTTTTGACTAAAAATAGTGTATAATATATGAGTATATTAAATAGTTTGATTGGCCCAGTCACTGGTTTGTTAGATAAGTTTATTGAAGACAAAGATGCCAAGAATCAACTAGCACACGAAGTAGCTACAATGGCTGCTAAAGCGGCCTATGAGAACGCCAAGCAGCAGCTTGAAGTCAATAAGGTAGAGGCGGCTCATAAGAACATGTTTGTAGCTGGGTGGAGACCCGCTATAGGATGGATCTGTGGTTTCGCGTTGATGTACTCTACTATTTTATCACCCATCTTAGGTATATGGTTTACTGTTCCTCCTGTTGACAGCTCCCTGCTCACTACTGTGCTTATGGGTATGTTAGGTCTAGGTGCAATGCGAACGGTAGAAAAAGCTAAAGGCGTACAGAGAGAGCGGTAATGACTGTAATAACTGACTTTGGAAAGAAAGACAAAACTCCTTTTGCTAGTCCTTTTGACACAGCACAGGATGCGTTTGCCCCTTCAGATGTTGCAGAGAATAATGTTGAAAGTCAAGAACCTTTTAACATTCAGTCTTTTTGGGATACTCTTTACCAAACAGCGGGGCCGACTGTAGAACAAACAGGTCGGTTAGCAATGAACCCTAACGATCCTAACTTTGGTAACTTAACCACAGGAAGAAGCGAACAAGGGTTTGAAGATTTAGTATATACTCCTTTTCACGAAGAACTGCAAGCGCAGGGCATTCCTTTATATCAAGAAGACGAGGAAGGAAACAGGCTTTACATTAATTTACCTAGTGGAGCTAGTGCTATTCCTCAAAGTGAACGCTCCCAAGAGTTTCACCCAGAACTGTTTGACAGGTTTGGCAATTACTTAGAGGGTACTTGGGAAGATGTTTCAGGAGGAGAAGGAGGAATAGGTGAGTATACTCGTAAATTTATAGAGACTCCTGATTATGATTTCTTTGAAGATGTTTTAAGCGACCCTCGTATTGGATTATTTGCAAACCTTGTGCCCGGAGGAACATTAGCTTTAACAGGAGCTAAAGCAGCAGCAGGTATGGACGTATCGCCTGTAGAGATAGCTACTAGCTTGATGCAAGGACTTAACATTGCTGGAGTTATTGAGCCGCCTAGCGTAACAGACTTACCTTCAGGACAAGCAGGCCCTCCAGTTCCTAACGCAGGTAGGGGTTTATTTGGCACTACTTATGCTCAAACACAGACTGCCCTAAATGTAGCAGCCGCTGGTGATGTCGAAGGAGCTGCTCTAGCTCTTGTAGGTCAACCACTGATTAACAGAGGTTTAGACTCAGTAGGGTTAGACCAAGCAACCATTGAAGGCGCAGGAATACAATATGATGATTTTCAAGAAGGTTTAGGTCAGGTTGTATCTGCTGTAGCTGGAGGTGCGGAGTTAGATGAGGCACTGGCGCAGGGCTTAGGTAAATACATCAGAGAGGGCGGCACGTTAGGCTCTATTGATTTGCCCGAAACTAACATAGACTTAAGGGTTGTTGAAGATGTTGTTAGGGATCTCGTACGTCCTCTTGGGGAAGTTGGTACAGCTTTTGTTCGTTTTGTAGAAAACGCTCTAGGTGATGTAGGGGATTCAGAGACAGTAAAAGAGCTAGGTCGTAACTTAGATGATCAAATTTTACAACCAATTAAAGAAGTAGCTGAAACAACAGGCAGTGCTGTCGAAGACGTTGTGAGAGCGGGAGGCAGCGTTGTAGATGATGCTATTATACAACCTGTACGAGAAGTAGCTAAAGACGTAGATGACGCTGTTATACGGCCTGTAGGCGATGCTCTATCTGCTTTAGACACAGCCGTTAGAGACGCGTTACCAGATATTGATTTACCTAGTGTTGATTTACCTCGTATTGATTTACCCAGTGTTGATTTACCCAGTGTTGATTTAACAATGTCCGGAATGATGGCTACAGCCTCTGGCGCTGTTCCTATGTCATCCACTAGAACTACTGACTCGTTGTTTGCTGACGAGTTGTTTAAATTTAAAACAAAGGTAGAAGACACTCAAGAGCTAGTGCCTTTTAGTACGTTAGAGTTTGGAGACGTACAAACAATGCCTTATGTTTATGAAGACATACAGTCTCCTTTGTCTGAATTTACTTATGACAACGGTTTAGAACTAAACATACTACAACAACTAACACAAGAAGAGCTTTTACAAGAGTTATTCCAAAAACAAGGAGTTTCACTCTAATGACATACTTACAACTGGTTAACAAGGTGCTGGTCAGGCTACGTGAAAACGAAG